GTCTCAGCTCCGAACTTCTTATAGCCCCTGCCATAATCCCTGCGGAGCATCTTCTCCTTCTCCAGAATGTCACCGATAATTTTATCCGGATGTCTGCGTTCGATATCCGCATCCATGACATACATATACCCGGATACTTTGTGCTTCGCCAGCGTGATGATGGCGGAAAAGTCGCTGTGCTTGGTCTTTCCAAGTGACGGATCGACAAAGCCAAAGAAAAAGAAGTCCCGGTTCTTGAAGTCGATTTCTGCTTCATTATAGAATTCAAACCATTCAGGATTGAAAATACAGTCTTCCGGATTGATAGGCTCGTTCTGTTCCTCGGAGTTGAAGGATGCCTCGCCTTCTGTCAACCTCATAACCATCAGATCATAATAAGACAGTTTCTCCTCCCACAGAACCTCCGTGCCTTCCAACATCTTCTCCCGGTGCCTTTCAAAAAACTCTCTCGCATCGGCTTCGTGGTTCTCGTTTGAAAGGTCTGTGTAAATCTCCTCCCATTCCTTCCATAGATCCTCTTCGTTGGAAAAAGAAATGACCGCCTTGTATTTAATGGCTTTATATCCCGGATTGTTCAGGGTTTTCGCCAGAAGGCTGTCATAATGCAATAATGTTCCAATATAGATAATGTCCGTGTAATCATCACCGGCTTTTGAAACAGCTTTTAAAAACCAGCTTTCAAGTTTCTTTCGCTGCTCCGGTGTCCGAACGTTCTCGTCATTTTCAATATCATCCAGAACCAGAAGGTCTGGTCTCCAGTTTCTGTGTTTTCTGCCTCGGATCTTCTTTCCCGATCCGATTGCCTCAACTTTGATGTTGGTGCTTGTGATCAGTACGTTGCTTCTCCAGACTTTTCCGATCAGGCTCCCGAAGTCCTCCTTCAGAGCTTCGTTCTCCTCAAACTCTACCCTGATGTTATCGAGAAATCCCTCAGCCTGTTCTGAGCTGTCGGATATGATAATCGGATAATGCTTGTATTCATAAACTATGGCATGAATGCTGCCTTTAAAAGTAAGGCTCGTGGACTTTGCGTGTCCACGTGGAGCTGCGACCACTCGTTTGGTTCCATTCATCCGGCTGATCTTCTTTACCTTTGCCGGTGTAGTCGGATATTCCCCTTTCAAAACTCCTTGCTGCCATATATTATCCAGTTCCCGGTGAAATTCCGGGGATGGTCTGGAAAAATAATGTGGAAAGTATGCCCTGCCGAAAAATTCCATATCAATGGCTCCCAGCCTCTGGCGGATGCCTCCTTTTCCGGTAAGCGGTGCCCCGGATTCATAATCTTTCAAAATCTGCACACGTTCCGGAGAACTGTCCTTTTTTAAAAAGATGTTTAAAAGGCTTTTTAAATCGCTTGTAACAGCCTCGGTATCATCATAGAAGCTCTTGCTCTCAGCCTCTGCCATCGCTCCGATCAGAACACCGATGCTTTCTTTTTTTCCTGCTCGCACGCCCACCACCTGCCTTTCCGTAAAATTTTAAGGCTCATATTTGCCCCATATTTGCATTTTTGTGTTTCAGTGATAATTTCCCCCACTTTCATCATTCAAACGATTTTAAATGGGTTTAGCGTGTTTTTAAACGGTGTTTTTACACCATTCAAAAAAGAGAACTGCCAGAACAAGCCCGATGGGTAGGCTTCGCCACCCAACCAGTGTACTTTTTCTGCTCAGTTCCCTTTCTCTATGTCCGCCAGCTTCCGGCATCGGGACGAATCAACCGTATGCCATCAGGTGGCTTCTTTCAAAACCGCTTGTGCTACACCCTCTGCCCCATCCCTGCCAGCCCCGGCAAGGCTTAGTTCCTCATCTTCCTCCAGCCGGATGCTCAACTGGACTTCCTTTTTCTCATTACAGATCGTAATCTCAAAGCTTGCTTTCCTGCTCCGCTTATCATACTTGATGATGCGGTTTTCAAATTTTTCAAGAACACCTTTCACAACCTCATAATTTCCATCGCCCAGAGCCCTGACCACTGTAGGTTCAATCGGCTGGTTATTCTCCCCAGTCAGCAGCATGATCCACTCTGCCTCCAGATAGGAAAGTCTTGACGGATTCCTGTTGTCTCCAAGAAACTGGATCACTCCCGGAATTCCCTTAACCTTGTAATAGTTATCCGCATTGTAATTCATGTTCAGGAATACATATCCGGCAAACAGGATGTATTCTCTCTGTGACCATGAACCTCCGGAGCGTATCAGACGATTTTCCTTCGGGACAAGAGCACGGATGCCCTGCTCTTTCAATTTCCCGGCAATATCATCTTCCTTGCCGGTCATAACTTGAATTACATACCACATCACCTTTTATCCCTCCAGTCCTTCGTTTTTCTTCTTGTTCAGGTATGCACTCACCTGACGGTAGAGTTCCGGATTTTCCTTCGCCATAGCCTCAAATACAAGGCTCTTGACTGCCTCCAGTCCGGCTTCGTAATTATCACGATTCTGTACTTCAATCCGCTTCTTATAAGCAGCTGCCCGGATGAGACCATTGGTCTCCTTGATCAGCTTCTCAATCGGCACTTCCTTCATCTGCTCCTCATCCACGTTGGTAAGGGCATTCATGACATGATGGCTCGCCAGACGGATGAGTGCCTCCGAAGTGTCCAGATCCGGATACCGGTTCATTTCATCCATCAGCATGGAGAAATTGCTCTGTGCCACCGTTATCATCTCCACAGTGGCAAGATACTTCTTTGCATAAGTACAGATCGCCATCTGTGACATTTCTTCGCCATTCTCTTTCAGGAATGCAACAATTTCTTTATATGTGCAGCCGGTCAGGAGCATCTGCTCCACAGTGTCCTTCAGTTCTGGCGGTAATCTGTCCACCTTGCCGGTGCTGCGTCTTCTCTCTTTCTGTTCCATCGTTAATCGCCAAGATCAACCATGTTATCAGCAATTCCACCGCCAAGGAGCCGGATGCCTTTGCCTGTGACTTTGGCTTCCAGTGTCTGATAATCATAATCTGCAAGTGTTGCAGCTTCATGTGTATGGATGTCTCGCAGACTGATGTAACCTTCTTCTGCGAGGAAATTTACGCTATCCACGAATTCCTGTCTTTCAATGCCTTCATAACTAACCGCTTTTTCCACGCTACGGAGTGCATTGTATTTTTCACGAAGCAGGTTGATGGTTGATAAAACCCTGCCATTGTTCATTGTAAAGTTGCCAGCCCTAAGCTGTCTTTTTTCTGTTTCTCTGCCCATTTATCTCGACCTCCTATTTCTGCAGCATAAGCTCCAGCATTTGATCCAGCTTTCTGTCCATCTTGTTCATTTCCCGGATAAAATCATCCTTTGTCAGATACTCAGCCTTGATCTGTTTAATATCCATCCTGCACTCATCAAAATCCTTCTCGTGCATTTCCTTGGGTGTATAATCATCCCTGATTTTCTGAATCTGCCCTTCCAGCTTTACAGTCTGTTCTTTTTGTTCTGCCTTGGTCTGCATCTGATTGAACATCTCCTGAATTTTCGCTCCCTGATTGTCCACCTGATTCATTGTCCTTTTCAGGAAATATGTGATTACACCGATTCCCAGTGTGATTGCTGTCGTAATAATCCATTCGTTCATCCGTTTCACCTCGCATACAAAAAAAGATACACCTGCGTGTCTAACACAAGTGTATCTCCTGAATTGCAAATATTAAAATAAAGTACTTAAGAAGATAAATTTATTTTAAAAAGTCCGTAAGGTTCATCTGACCGTCTATCGGTCTTGCTTTGATTTCCTTTGTTTTATCTAAAACTATATTGCGAATCCACGTTTCTGTCAATCCAAATTTCAGAGCCAGCTCTCTGTAATTTCCTCCGTCAAACTCCTCTTTGATCATTTCGTCACGAACCGCTTTTTCCAGACTTTCAATTTTCGGAATGTAGATGGACGTGCCATTAAAAGCCCTTACGAGGCTCTTGAAAGCCTCCAGCCCAATCAGTTCCGCAAGCATTTTCTGCTCCTCGTCCAGATTTTCCATTTGCACCTTTTCCAGCAAGTCCACTATGCCTCGCCTCTCTTTCTGGCACTTGCCACATATCTCTTTAAAATCTCGATCAGGTTATTCCCCTGCTCAAAGGTTATCCATGCAAATGGGTTCTTGGCAATGGCATCCGCACCAAATTCCTTTTTGATGACCGCACAAAGTCTGTCCCCCAGCTGCACATCGTTTGGCACCTCATCGTATTTCTTAAGCTCATACATGAGATACCAGATTTTTTTCTGTTGACCGGATGTGACTCCGCCCGGTCTGCTCTGATGTTCCTTCGGCTTTTTGCTTCTCGGCTTTGGAGAGGCAGTTTTCCCCTGCAGCTCCTCCAGACGTGCAATCACTGCGCAAGCCTCTTGGTATGTAAGACTTTTTATGGATTCTTTTCCGGTCACACCTCCCACCAGCACATGGAGTTCATCCTCGTTTCCGGATGCCTTAATGCCAAGTGCATTGCCGATGGCATATATTTTTCTGATCTGAAACTGCTCTATCGCTCTCATCTGCCTCTCCTTTCCGGTTATTCCGTTTTCTCAGCCTCCACCGTTACCTTGATGCCCTCATCCACGATAATGGCTGCCCGGATGATTTCAACAGCCTCCTGCGGTGTTCCTTTCCACTCTGCTGACTTTAATATCTGCAGCATCCATTCCCAGTTGATGATCTCCGCAGTCAGATATGCCCAGTCGCTGGCTTCCTGCTCCGGCAGCCCCACCAGCTTCATCAGGGTCTCTGTATCCTTTTCATACTTGCCCTTCAGCTTCTTTTTCAGGGTACGCTGGATCTTCTCATCAGTTGTGATTGCCTTGATTGTCTCGTCCAGGCTTCCCTCGGTGTAATTGCCCATGAACATCATGGTAAACAGTCTCTTGCATGGATCCGTCATCTTGTATGTGGTATCCTCTTTCACAAAATCCCCGAACACATCACCCAGCAACTTCTTAACCATTGTCATGGAGACCGGTTTTACAGTCTCGCTGTTTCCGACCACAACCTTGGAATTGTTGCTGCCCCAATAGTCAATGGTCTTTTTCTTGGTGTCCCTCAGGTCATCCGTTGCCAGCTTCTCGAACCACGCTTTGATCTCGTCAATCTCTGCCTTGATTACACTCTGCTGGCTGGTCAGCTCCACTAACCGGTCAGCCTTTGCTTTGATTTCCATTACATCTGACATCATCTGAATACCTCCGCAATCTTGGCTGCACATTTCCTGCAGATCTCAATACCACAGACCATTTTCACATCATCCACCGTTCCGCAATGGAAACAAGCCGGAACATGCTTCTGAATGTGGATGCCGTCTTCATTCGTTGTAATGTCAACCGGAACTCCCGGAAGAATGCCGGTCTCCTGACGGATACCTCTTGGGATGGTCACTCCACCACCCTTAGTCACTTTTTTGCTTGCTTGCATCTCGTGCCCTCCTTTTGATTTTTACTGACACAACCAGCTCATCCAGCCGGTTCATGTGTACCATGCTTCTTTCAGAGAAGATCACATAGAAGGCTCCATGACTGTACTGATATCCCGTCACAGTCCGGTATTCTGTTGTAAATTCATCCGTAAAGCCGACCTCAGCTCCAACCGGATACTGCAGGATTGTCCGTATAATCCTTGCTATCATGCCATTCTCCTCTCCCACTCTGCATTTTATGGGCTTGTGACCATCACCTTGCGGTGGCTGCATTAAGAGGGGCAAATGCCCCTTATGTAATTTTTCTGCCATACCGGTGTCCCTTTTCCGGCTTTTCAATCTTACAGATCAGTGTGAACACTGCTTCGATTTTTTCCTCTTCGGATAATTTGTCACTGTTTAACTCATAGATGAACAGCATCTTTCCGTTATCCCTGATATAAACCGTCTGCTCCGTATGACAGAGCATCGGATCTGCCGAATAGGTCGCTCCGAACCAGCGGATGCTTCCTCCCGGACTGATCGTTCTCGGCTCAAAGTACATTTCTTCTCTTAATACCATCCTGCACCTCCTTACTTTGGCTTCGTGTATCGGTACGTGGTACCGTCTTTTCTGGTTGCAATCATAATCTTGGCTTTACCTTCCCGGATCAGGTTGGCACACAACCTTGCCTCTTCCCATCCTTTCCGAATTTCCTCCGGAACCTTAACATCTGATTTCTCGCTCATTTCTTCGCCTTTCTGATAGTCTTTGTTTTTCCACTCCTCCTCTGCAGGGCAATTTTGCTTACAATGACCATCTCCTCTGGAGTGTCCTTAACAATCAGCCACTTTTCAGAATCCAGCCCGGTATCCTGCAGAAACTTCTTTTGTGCCAGTGTCGGCTTCTTTCCATTCTTCACTTATCCACCTCCGCAATCTTTACCACTACACCATGCCTTTCACTCTCTGTAACCTTAAACCGGAATCCATTATCTTCTGCCTCTTCCTTCTTTCCAGCAAGGTACATTCCAGCTCGTAGCAATGCTGCATAATCTGTCAGTGTGGTGTAATTCCTCACCGTAATCTTTCCCGGCACCTCATCACCTCCCGACCTCAACTGTGTGTTGCATTGAAATTTTCCATCGCCCATCGGTTTCCGGTGGATTGTACCAACCTTCTTGTGCGTTCTGCCGGATCAATTCTCTTTCTGTCATTCATCCTCGGTATACTCTCAATAGCTTCTCTCATACCGCAATCCGGGCAGATATCCGTTTTATTATCCACCCTCGACAATGCCGGACGTCCAGTGTATGGTTTCCGGCACTTAGGACATACCACCATGCCTGAATCCTCCTTTTATTCAGTTTTGCCTCACTCTGCATTTCATGGGCTTGTGACCATCACCATTCAGTGGCTGCATTAAGGCTGGGGCATAAGCCCCGGCACATTGTTATCTATCCGGAAACGTGAATTTGCATTCGCATACCGGATGCCTAATGATCAGCGTTTTCTTTTCCAATCCCTCACGGTACCCTTTCATGTATGAGTAATAGTTACTCCTCTGGATACGCTGATTCCATCCTATTAACCATCCTGATATTGCAGATACTGCAACAATCAGCAGTACCAGTACCACACCGGCTATTCCAGTATGCAAGCCGAATACAATCATAAACATAAGAGCCATCAAGATTGCACCAGCAGCTACACCGACCAAAATTGCGGTACTTCTTTCTTTAGGGTTCTTCATTTTGCATTTACCTCCGTTTTCTCTTACTTCTTGTCCTTTTTATTCCCGATATATGCCAGTACAATCAGCGTCAGGCATATCGCAGTCACGATATAACACTTTTCCATGTCCTGCCCTCCTATATGAAGCGGATTCCCATTGTATTTGCCATTTTTTCCAGCCCCTCAAAGGAAATATCCTCATTGTTGACTGCGTTATTGAACACACTCACCATTCCACGAATTCCCCATTTGCTGTGGCTGATGCTCAGAAGGTAGTCAATCTCTTTCTGCATTCCCTTCTCTTCCAACACCGGGAAGAATTTGACAACGTCTTCTCTCTGGATATCCGATGTGCGGTACCTTCCATGGAGCTTCGTGCGGTTGAACTGCTGGGCGAAAATTGCTTCCTGCTTTCCGAGCATCTTATTGTAGACTTCCACATTTCCGATGAGTACGATTCCAATACCCGGCTTTCCGGTAAATATATCTTCATCTACCCACCCTCTGATTTCTTCCAGAGTGAGGAATTTAAGATTCTGTGCTTCATCGATAATGATAACCTTATCAGTCTCTCTGAGCTTCTCCTGAATGGATACCGATAAATCCTCGGTGCGCTGGTTTTCAGGGAGTTTTAATGTCTTTGCAATCATCTTTAAAAGGCTTCTTGTTGAGCCGGTACTCGGTGTTGCTTTCACATAAACTGTTGTTGAAGGATTGTCCTGCAGGAACTTGGCTGCTGCTTTCGTCTTTCCGATCCCGGCATCCCCATCAATAACTACAATTCCCTTCTCCAGCTGGCAGTACCGGATCAGCTTGTACGCTTCCTCGGAAATGGTTGTCGGTATGTACCCGGCTGAAGTCTTGGTTCTGAAAGGTTCCGCTTTCTGCGCATTCTGTGTTTTCTCTTCCTGAATCTGAAAGAACTCCTTCAGCTTATTTTCCACCGCCTCAATATCTCCCTTATCGTACATACTTCTGCGGTACTGGCTGAGTGCTGCCTGACTGATTCCAAGAATCGGGGCTGCCTTTGCCTGACTCAAATTTTCGTCCTTCAGGAACTTCTCTAATCTCTCCTGAAGCTTTGTGTTGTACTGTTTACTCATCATTTACCTCCTCGCCTTATGGCTGCATTTCTATTCATTACATCAAGGTCTGCACCGCCAACCACTTTCTTGAATACTGGTTCTTCGTCTGCCCTCTGAACCTCAAGCAGGGATGGATTCGGTTTGCCCTGATAGTTCGCTTTGTTTCGCTCGGCTTGCTTAAGCACAAGCTCCATTGCAGTAATCTTGTCCACATCTGCCAGAATAGCGTTTTCCTTGTATTCCCTTGCGATACGCTCCAGCCTTCTGGTCTTCGCCATCGCTGCCTTGACATCATCCTTGCTGGCATTGTAGGAAAGAACTGCGGTATTGTCTGCAGGTACCGACATAATGTAACGGTCTTCCAGATCGTAAATTCTGACCTCGCTTAAATTCTCCGGATCATAACGGAAGTAAACTTTTTTTCCGAGCATCAGATGTACAAAATCATCATTCCAAAAGTCGATGCGTCCACCTCCAATATCCAAGTGAACTCCTCGCCTTGTAACCTGCTGCGGTCTAGTGCTTCTCATCAGCATGAGGTTAAGCTCCTCAGCCGATGCCACACGTTTCCGCTTCAGATGCTCGTTGAAAACATCCGTCTTGCATTTTCCCTTGTCGGCTTCCACAGCTCCGTTGTAGGCTTCCATGTTGAAATACCACTCCAGAACCGCTGTCACATACTCCTCAAATTCCTCATCCGTATAAATCTGCTCTTTCTTCAGTACGAATTTCAATCGCTCCGGCTTCTCCACCACACTTCCTCCGGTGTAGGTATTAAAAAGCCTTGAAAGGTCATTTTTAACATCCTCAAACCGTCTCTCGATGATTTTTGCCTTCGCATTCCGGACAATCGCATTTGTCATGTTAATGCCAAGTCTCTTGAATACTCCCGGTGGCTCAAATTTCTCCTCGCCATCCTTTGGTTTCTTCTTACGGTGTCCCAAGCCTCCGATATCGAAGGTCAGGAACTCTCGACCATTATCCACGTAGATGTTATCCGGTATGCCATATTTGAGGATTCCCTTCCGCAGTGCTATCAGTGTAGCCTCGGAGCAGGGATTGTATGTAATATGGAATCCGGTAAAAATACCGCTTCGTGCATCCAGAAATGCTGTCAAATAAGGTCTGTGGATGTTTCCATTCTTGTCCTTTACCATGACATCAAAGGTATGGTTATCAGCAATCCACCACTCATTGCTTTCGATATCCTCATAAATTCTGCGGATAAACGGAGCGCAGCGGTCATTGTAGGCTTTATGTCCCTCACGTCCCAGCACCTTGACACCTTCCGGCACCTCGTTGTTGAGTCTGCGGTAAAAAGCGGAATAGCTTGGAATGTCGGTGTATAAATCCGGTCTTTTTTCCTGAGCCCACATCTTGGTGTAGTCCAGGCACTTCTGGATCGGATGCTGGCTCTCATCAAGGTAGAAATACAGAAACGCCTGCCATATCGTATCATCAATGCTGCTGGTTCCCTTTTTCCATTTGCCCCTCTTGTCAATGAGACCGTCTAAATCATTTTCTTTAACCGCTTTCCACTTCCGGTACAGGATATCAACAGAAATCTCTTTGTCCGGATATTCCAGTCCACATAAAGTAACAAATTTCTTATCAACATCTGCTTTGCAGGTAACTCCCGGCTTCATCCGGTATTGCTGCCACTGCTCCACAAGGCTGATCCAAAAATCAATCTCCTGCCTTTCGCTTTCCGAGAAATGGTCTACCGCCTTTTTATCCGGTACCGGCTCCGGAGTGCTTATCTCCTCCGCCGGGTTCTCTAGATTCATCTGATACCATTTCTGCTGCAGCTCCTCATCCAGAGCCTCCAGCGGCACCAGATAGGTCTTTCTGTTTTTATCATTCAGGATTTCCTGCGCCTGAAGTTTACCTTCTTTAATTATTCGCTTCACATATTGATAACTGCATCCTTTGACCTCTGCCACCTGCTTTGCGGTAAGCATCTGTCCCATCTCATCACCACCTTACAGCCTGTCATCATCAGATGCAGGAGGCTATCCCTGCATGACCGGCTTCCGCCGGTTTCGACTGTTCGCTTTTCAATTTCTCTGGTATAATCTCCGTAGGAAGGAGGTGTTTACCATGACTGATATTGAAGCATTGAAGGAATCCGTTTCAGAAAAACTCTATGCCCAAGAACCCCTTGCTCAGGCTATATTGTCATATCTGAACAATTCAGACCCTGCTGCCCATCAAGCAATACTAAATCGCTTTGATGAAATCGTATCTGCACGTATTGATTGCCTCATTCAAGAAGCCCTCGAAAACGAAGCAAATACTGAAAAATGCAGGAAGTGATTTATTTTCGGAATATATGGAGTGGAGTTCCTGCTTCCGTGTACACCCTAATGAACCAAGGTGTACACTCCGCAATTACTGTTTTTCCAAGATTGAGATGTACAAAATCTGCATCCCAGTACTCCACTCCATCAATTCTGATTCCTCTGCGAGTTACTCGCTGCCTTGAAAACGCTGTTTCCATTTGAAAGAGCTTCACACGCTTCACTCTCATCAGCCAATCGCTCTCATCCTCGGTGCATAATCCGTAATACTCATCCGTTCTGGTAAAGTGATATTCCACTCCGTAAAAGTGTTTGATCGCCATCCGGTACACTTCCCACTGTGCCTGACACCATGCCAGCGTTCTCAGTACTTCCTTATCCTCTCTATTTCTGCTCAGTGCATCATCCCATGCGGTAATTGTGCTTTCCAGTTCCCCTCCGAACTCCGTTTTCAAAAACTGCTCTTTATTCATTTTCATACGCTCCTCCTTAAATGGCTTTTAAAAACTCTTTAAAATCATCCACATCTCCATCCAGTTCCTCAATAATAGGAATGATGTATTTGTTTCCGGACTGCTTTCCGTGTGTTGCTTCGCTAATTCTTGCGTGTGGGATGCCCATCTGCCTTGCCAGCTCGTTCTGGGAGATCTCTTTCTCCACCAACCGTATTTTTACCCACCGTCTGAATTCAGCGAGATTACTTATTCTGTTATTTTTCAACTTCCACTCGCCCTCCTTTAGCGTTATCCGTTATTTTTTTCTGTACCGCTGTTACAAAATAACCTATTCAGTTATCATTTTTCGTGATATAATGGCTTTTGTATTATTGGTACATTTTGATTATATATCCTGTTTTGGATATTGTCAATTCTGTTTTGAATATATATTATCCTATTTTGAATAACTGGAGGTTTTTCTTTTGAAGTCAGTAGGGGAACGATTAGCATATACACGAAACACTATTCTTTCTATGAATCAGAAAGATTTTTCTAAATTGCTTTGCATTTCGCAAGGAGCGTTAAGTGAAATTGAAAATAATAAACGGGGACTTCCAATGGAAGCAATTATAGAATTGATGAAATATTCAAAAAAGGATATTCGCATATCATGTACTTGGATATTAACCGGAATTGAAGACACGACATCTGCACCGGCATTATCAAATGATGAAAAAGAACTTCTTACCACATACAACAAACTGGATCGGCGAGGACAGCATCGTGTCCACACTATCATCTATGAAGAAATGGATCGGATGAATGGTACACAAAAACTGTCCGTTCCCAGAAGCGACATATAAGAAGAAACGGAAATATATTGTATGTTGACCGTCCCTCTTTTGCATGATATAGTTTAATTGCATTTACCACTATGCTTTAAGACATAGAAAAAGAGCATTTTCAGACGTTCTGCCACGCTCCTGAAACTGCTCTTTTTTAGTTGCCATTTATGGTTGCCATTTGGTTCATATTAAATTTTTCTTTCAAATCCGTATTTTGAACGATAATTTTAAAACCTTTTAAAAGGTCAAAATCCCACAAAATCAATACTTTAAAGCACTTTTATAATATTCTTTAAAAGGCTTTTAAATGATTTTAAAACCCACACTTTCCAGGCATCTCGTCACCTATATTTTCCCCTTTTAAATCGCATTTTTCTTTTTCAAGTTGCCATTTAGTTCGCATTAAATTTTTAAGTGGATTTCCTACCCTTTAAGCCTAAAAAAGCCCCATTTCATGGGATTTCTCGCCATGTAAGGGACTTTAAGGGTTTTTAAGGGTTCTCAGGTTGCCATTACCCTTGATTTATACGGAAACTCACAGCCTTCCCAATAAACTGGAATTTATATAATTATTCCTCTAACTTTCC